CTGATGGGCCTGCCATGGTTTCGACAGGGTGAGATAATAGAGACGGCAACACGGTAGGCGATGACCGTTAATCAAGCAAAACTCGTAAATGCAAACGCAAATACATTCGAGTACTTTACCGTAGAAGGCTTCACAGCCGACGAAGGTCTAGTAGCAGCCTAAGAAACTGCAACTCCGGGGTAGTTATACCTTGTAAACCAAAATAGCAATAGGACCTTCGGGTCCTATTTCTTTGGACAAAAATTCTAAAATAAAGGTAGACAACATCATCTATTTCCTTTATAATAGCGACATACACAGCTTTACTTGAAATATACATATGACATACTTTTTGAAATCGGGCACACGTTTTAATGTCAGCACCAAAGCGGCTTTAGACCTCCACGAGCAACTTCCAGCCGGAAACTATACTGTTAAGTTTGATAAAATGGCCAACTGTTTCTATTTGGAACAGATTGAGGACTTTGATATCAAAGGTAAAGTCTACGGAGATACACGCCGTAATGCAGAGCGTATTTTAGCCACATTCAATGACCGTACTGCATCAACTGGTGTTATGCTGAATGGAGAAAAGGGATCTGGAAAAACTCTGCTGGCTAAGATGTTGGCTGTTAATGCCGCGGAGGAAGGCGTTCCTACTATTGTAATCAATGCTCCATGGTGTGGCGAAGAATTTAACGGCTTTATGCAGATGATCGAACAACCTACTGTTATCCTGTTTGACGAGTTTGAAAAAGTCTACGACAATGATGACCAGGAAAAGATGCTGACTCTGCTTGACGGGGTTTACCCAAGCAAGAAACTGTTTGTGTTGACCTGTAATGACAAGTGGCGTGTGAACCACCACATGCGTAATCGTCCGGGACGTATTTTTTACATGATGGACTTTAAAGGTCTAGAGCAAGACTTCATCATCGAGTACTGTGAAGATAACTTGAAAAACAAAGAGCATATCCAAGTTATTTGCCGTATTGCCACATTGTTTGATCAGTTTAACTTTGACATGCTGAAAGCATTGATTGAAGAAATGAACCGCTACAACGAAACACCGCAAGAAGCAATGAAGATGCTGAATGCTCGCCCAGAGTTCTCAAGCGAAGCACGTTACAAAATTACTCTACAACCAAAAGGTCTAGATATTCCAGAAGACAAGTTGGAATCTAACGAATGGCAAGGCAATCCCTTGATCAATCGAATCAGCTTGGACTACAAGGTTACAGAGAAAGATGAAGTAACTGGCGACGAAGATTGGAACTGGGAAAGCTGTCGCTTTACCAACGAAGATTTGAAACAAATCGATTCAAACAGCGGAAAGTTTATCTTTATTAACGACATGGGCGATCGAGCTACATTATCTAGAATTAAAGAAAAGTCTTTTCATTATGATGCGTTTTAACTTAAAGGAATATTATGTTTAAAGTCATATTGGCTTTTATAGTTATTTTTGGATTGTTCTTTCTTGGTATCAGAGCAGTCCGAGAAATGACTGGAAAAGAACTTTGGTCGGCAACTAAACTGTTGACATATAGTGCAGTCTGTGCTATACTTACACTTGTATTTTTAATCACCCTCGTGGTTTTATTCTAAGGACTTTTATGATCAATGATCGTTATCTCCGCCCACTGTATTTTGCTTTGGGATTCGCTGTTTGCTTTTTTCTTTTTTCACAAGGTATTATCTAAAATGAAACGTATTTTTACTCTCTCTATTCTCGCCGCTGGCATTCTTGCTACTGGTTGTACCCGTATCGAAACTGGTGAGGTTGGCGTTCGTGTTGGCTTTGACAAACAAGTTCAGCAAGGCGAACTGTTGCCCGGTTCCTTCAACCAAACTTTCGTCGGCGATGTGCTTACATTCCCAATCAAGGACGTTAATGTCAAACTTGAGGACATGACTCCTGTGGCTAAAGATAACAGCACTATGAAAGACTTTGATGCTGTGGTTATCTATAACATTAATCAAGCACAGGTAGCTGAACTGTACAGTCAAAAGAGTCAAGCGTTCCATGCACGGCACAACGGCGACATCTACTTGATGTACAACTATATTGTCCAAACTACTCGTAACGCTATCTACAAAGAAGCACGTAAGTACGAAGCATTGGACATGGCAGACAATCGTCAATCTATGGAACAGAGTATTAAAGAGCAAATCCAAAAGAGTTTGGCTGAAGAAAAGCTAGACGGCAGTTTGGTTATTGGTCAAGTATTGATTCGTAATATTGTGCCTGCAGATTCAGTTGTAGCTTCTGCTAACGATTTGGTTCGTTCAAAGAATGAACTCAAACAAAAGGAAGTTGAAGTTAAGACTGCCGAAGCAGAAGCTCGTCGTATTGCCGCACTTAACACAAATGCCGGTGCTATTCAGTATATGGATGCTCAAGCACGTATGAAGCAGGCTGATGCTACGATTGAAATGGCTAAAGCTGTAGCAACATTCAAAGGTCAAACTTTGGTCATTGGCGCTGGTGCTAATGTAAACGTAGGCAAGTAATGAGTGGGCGCGGATTCATTGCACAGCAAGCAGACGAGGCCTGCGAACTGTGCGGCTCTATCGACGAATGTAGACCCTACGGTGCAAACGATGAAAACATCTGTTTCGACTGTGCAATGAAAGACGAAGAAACAACTCAAAAGAAAATGGCACAGTACATTTTCGGAGAAGAATAAGATTCGGAATAAAAATATTTGACTTCGTGGACACGGAGACTATATAATAACGCAATGACACACAGTCATTTAACAAAAGGAAATAACATATGAAGAAGCTTTTATTAGCATTAATGATGGTGGCAGGTATTTCTGTTGCCCAAGCACAGGTCACAGGCAATTTGGGCTTGACCTCAGACTACAGATTCCGTGGTGTAAGTCAAACCCAAAATGCTCCAGCAGTACAGGGTGGTATTGATTACAATCACGTAAGTGGTTTGTATATTGGTAACTGGAACAGTTCAGTTTCAAGCCAACTTTACACAAACGGTGCTGGTGTAGAATCTGATGTATATGCAGGTTTTAAGAAACAAGTTTTTGGTAACTTTATACTTGATGTAGGTACCATGAACTATTTCTATCCACGTGCAGGTACAAACGGTAATTTTGACACTAACGAATTGTATGCTGGTATTGGTTACAAAGAGTTAATCACTGTAAAATACAGCCACGCAGTCAGTGACTACTTTGGTACAGCCAACAGTAAGAACAGCTACTATGTTCAAGCAGATGCGGCAATCCCAGTTGTTGGTAAATTAGTAGCACTTGCACACGTTGGTCGCACTAATGTTGCTAACAATTCTACATTAGACTACACTGACTATAACGTTGGTCTTGGTTATGACCTTAAAGGTTGGAACTTGGCCGCCAAGTACTACATCAACGATAACAAGACATCAACATTTATGACTGCTAATACTATTAACGGTCAGAAATTATACAAAGATGCTTTGGTATTTTCTGTAGCAAAATCATTCTAATGAATGATTAAAAGAGTAAAGGACCTGCGGGTCCTTTTTCTTTATTGAAAAAACCTATAAGCGTCATTAAAATAATTATTGTAAAAATCTATTAAAAAGGTTGATTTACAAGTTAAATACTATTATAATAATATATCAGTACAAACACTGAGTTATTAGTTTTTATTCACACACAAGGAGAAGATATGAAAACAGTTGGACATAAATTAGAAAAATTTGCAGTCACAGGTGTCAAGCCAGGACAGCCAGAGGATGCTTTCTTTGAAATTACAGATGAGAGTTTTGCTGGCAAGTGGAAAGTAATTGTTTACTATCCAAAGGATTTTACATTCGTTTGCCCTACAGAGATTGTGGCCTACGATAAGTTGACCGCAGACTTTGCTGACCGTGACGCAGTATTGCTCACAGGTTCAACAGACAATGAGTTCTGTAAAGTTAGCTGGCAAAACGCTCACGCTGATTTGAAGAAGATCACACACAATCAGTTCGCTGACACACAACGTGGTGAGTTGAGCTTGATTGAACAACTAGGTGTGTTCTATGCTCCAGCAGGCGCCGCACTTCGCGCAACATTTATTGTTGACCCAGATAATGTTATCCAACACGTTACTGTCAACAATCTCAACGTTGGTCGTAGCCCAGAAGAAACACTTCGTGTCCTTGATGCGCTACAAACCGGCGAGCTATGTGCTTGTAACCGTACAGTAGGCGGAGAGACACTATAATGGCATTCATCGACGCAGTTAAATCAGCGTTGCCAGACTACGCAAAAGACACCAAGTTAAATCTTGATGCTGTTCTTTTGCGTAGTACCTTGGATGCAGACGTGGCCATGGGTTGTGCTGTAGCCGCACTCGCCGCAACTGGTAACGGAAAAATCCTATCAGTGATTTTAGCAGATGCTCCAGTACATGCAGAGTCAGCAATGACTGCCGCAAGTATTATGGCACAAAACAATGTATGGTATCCATATGTTGAAATGGCCGATGATCCTAGTCTAAAAGGTTTGCCGGCACAGTTACGCATGAATGCTATTGCTAGTCATGGCGGAACTACTAAGGCTAACTTTGAAGCCTTTAGTCTTGCCGCAAGTATTGTAGGCAAATGTCACTTCTGTGTCAAGGCACACTATGACACATTAAAACAAGAAGGCTATACCGTAGAACAACTTCGTGACATTGGTCGTATTGCCAGTGTAATGAACAGCGTAGCAAAGGTGTTAAATTCATAATGCTAGACTGCCTAATACTCGGTGATTCAATCGCAGTAGGTACTGCACAGTTCCGACCGGACTGTGCTGTTTACGCTAAAAGCGGTATCAATAGCCATAATTGGTTAAACAAAAATGTCAGCAAAAACCTAACTGCAAAATCTGTAATCATAAGTCTTGGATCTAATGATCATCAAGGTGTAAAAACATTTCACGAACTAATGACAATTCGACTACTTACAGATGCAGGCAGAGTCTATTGGATCTTGCCTGCAAACAAGCCAGACGTAACAGAGATTGTTGAAATTATTGCTAGAAATTTTGGAGATACTATTCTGCCTATTACCAAAGTCAGTAAAGACGGTGTACATCCTACAACTGCCGGATATAAAGAATTGGCAGAAAAGTTCAAATAAATACTAGATGAAACATTATAACTTTGAAGATTATTTTTCTAATTTAGAAATTCCAGAAACTTGGGCAACCTTATCAGACTTTATTGAATGGTTTATGGATTCCAGAATGCCATGGATGATTCCAGAAGATTCAGAAGTCTATGTTACTGATAACGCTAGTTCTATAATATTATTTAGGCATGATTGTTATCAAGTAGAATTATATGTAAATTATCCTAAAACTAAAGCACCGTTACACGGTCATCCAGGAATGGACTTAGTTACTATGCAGATTGGTAGAATGAATCCTATTCAATGGGCTCGTGCAGGTAAAGTATTAAGAAGCGGTAAACGTCACGATGCTAACTTTGTAAGTGAAAAGGGAACTGTATTTCTAACATTTGAAAAATGGATACCTAAAATACCAATGACCAGTGCGTCAGTTAACTGGTGTGGATTAACTGTAGGTCCAATACATGAAAAATTAATCAAACGGCATTTCCCCAATGTGGAAATAATTGACGGAGTTTCTGCATTAACTATTGAAATGATTCAAGAGACATATTGTAATGTCTAAATTAAAAAGTTATGGAACTCTTTGACCCGCATTCAAACGAATGGCTATTAAACAAATTTAAAATATACAGCGACCTACGAGATAGAGATACAGCATATTATAGTGAAAAGTATAAGATGTATGTCATAACTAGGTATGACGATGTTGTATATGCCCTAACAAATCCCGACTTGTTTATATCCGGCCAAGGAAATTTAATAATTGAAGATCCTCGTAGATTTGGCAAGACCTTGGGCGCAAGTGATAATCCCACTCACGACACATTAAAGAATATTGTAAAAAATGCATACGCAAAGCATAATTTAGAACGGATCTCATCTTTGTATAGAGAAAAAGTTAGAGAAGAACTTTCTAACAAAACCTTAATAAATTTATCAGAAGTAGCTGAGCAAACAACAGCCTGGGCAATTGCAGAACTACTTAATTTACCGTATCCTAAAGAGGATATTAAAAATTTGATAATAAATGTACAACGACATGCACCTCAGTGTGTTATGTATAATCAGAAAGCTAAATTGTTTGAAAAAATGATAAAGGTAGTAGGCCATGCGATTAGCACAAATAAACCTGTTCCGGGGCCCGGAATGTATGAAGAATATATATTAGCGAACAGACCAGACCAACCAAACCGATTGTATGGTATGTCGTTATTTACTGGCCCTACTATATCTGGTGCTAGCTCTATGACTGGGGCTATAGAATTTATGGTATTAGATTTGTTTAGAGAAAATAAGTATCGAGATGTTTTAGATAATCCAGCTTTGATTTCCAACGCAGTAAATGAATCGCTACGATTTAACGCATCTACTGGACGATTTAGAAGGACAGTTAGTACCCCGGTCAAACTACACGGTATAGACTTATCAGCTGGCGATGCTGTGGCAGTATGTTATGATGCGGCCAATCGAGACTCAACAAAATGGAATAACCCAGATATGTTTGATTTAACTAGGAATACTACTGGTATGGCGTTCGGCCACGGTGTGCATGCCTGCATTGCTTTATATTTTAGCAAGTCACTCATGGCAGTCTTCTTAGAAGAGTTTATAAATATAGTAGGGTTATATAAAGTTATTACGAAAACCGAAGAGTTGCAGTATGTAATGACTGCTAGCGGTAATGACGATATGATTTCAAATATTCACATAGAAAAAATAAACTAAAATGTCTAAGATACCTACAGTTAAGCCCAATACACAAAAAACTAAACAAATAGACCCACGTAAAATATACAACGGAACAATCCCTGTGGTTATAATAGGAAAAAAGAATGTTAACACCAATAATTAATATAGGTCTAGTAGCTAATATGTTTGTGAGACAAATGCACTTTAAAGAAGCTGGAGCATCTGAACAGGGACACGCACATACATTCGATCATCTAACTCTATTAGCAAGCGGAAAATTGCAAGTAGAAGCAAACGGTGAAATTACAGAATATACTGCGCCTACTATGATTTACATTAATTCAGAAGTAGAACATAAGTTAACAGCACTAGAACCTGAAACTGTAGCCTATTGCATACACGGCCTTCGAGACCTTGATAAATCGGATGACATCGTTAGTCCGGACATGATTCCAAATGGTGTGGCCTATAAAAAATTAGCCGGGCAAGTGCTCGCAACTGGAGAATAATATGTCTGTTACAATTACAGTAAAATGGGCAAGTACTGAGGATAAACTAGCCGGGACTGAGTTTGCCGCTGAACGCAGTGCCAAACTAGAATCGATGCATACGGAAGGTAAACTTATAAAATTTAATCAAAGTAATTTGTCTACTAGTGCATCGTTGATTTTTAACACGCAAGCAGATGCTGAAGAATGGAAAATGTTTATTCAAGACCTTGCTACCAAATACAACAAGACCATATTGTCTATTGTAAATAGATAACCTGACATTTTGGCCGGATATTGCCAAGGGTCTTGACAAAGAGACTAAATAAAAGTATAATAGAATCATGTCAGCGAAAACTAGCGACATCTAAGAGTTGTAGAAATACAACACGCAAGATATCCAAAAGTGGTTGACAGTAGGGCTAAAAGGCCTTATAATAGAGACTAGTTAGCAAGCAATGCGTAGATAGATGTTGTAAAAATACAACAAAAATAAATGCAGAAAGTTGTTGACAGGGGCACTGAAAGGTGCTATAATACATACAAGTTAGCAGGCAATGGTGCTTACTAACAAATTTTAAAAGAGATTTAGAGAAAACAAAATGCAATCGAATTTTAGACAATCACATTTTAATACGATGCCCAAACAGGCAGGTGTAATAGCCTGTTCTTGGTTATCGATTAATGGCGGAAGTCTATCATATGATCGCACACCAGAGATTCGCAGGGTCCGGAGGACTGTAATGTAACTTAACACTTACATCACAAACTTCAAGGACCCTAGGATTAAAAACCCTGGGGTTTTTTGTTTTGTGGAAACGGAACATGAAAGAAACAGATAGTAAGAAACAACGAGAAGCAGAGTTTACACAAAAGCATACGCTAACTCCAGAAGATTTTCGAAAGTTGATCTTTGAAAAGTTTGAACGTGCTAAGGTGTATCACGAAGCAGTTAGAAAGCGCGAGATTGCTCAAGGGTGATTGTAGACCGCAAAGTGTGAACATACAGGAAACGAGGTCCTGGCTAGGCACTATAAACATCTAGCAAACGGGCGGCGACTAGGATGGAATCCCTCTTCTGGGACTAAAAATCAGATCGTATTAAAGCATTCTTTACGAACAGACAGTCTAAGTAGTTTAGAATGCTTTAATACACACATTCCAAAGAGTGTGTTTCGGAGGATGTTCCCTATTGCCGGCTGTAACCCGGTAGGCATAACAAGTAGGGTGGCGCCAAGTGGTTCGATTCCATCATCCTCCACCAAATATT